CTTGGCTATCGTTGATAGCGAGCAGGTTAACGACATTCTCAAGCACCACCCAGCGAGGTTGTGTCTCTTTGAGGATTCGTATGACTTCCCAGAATAGGCCGCTGCGTTGGCCTCGCAGGCCTCGGGTTTCTTTGTTGCTGGGTCTGGCGCCGGCAAGGCTGATGTCTTGGCAGGGAAATCCGCCGGTGATGACGTCGACGGGACGGAGGTTGTGTGCGCCGCAGTGGCGGACGTCTTCGAACTGGACGGCGTGTGGAAATCGATCGGCAAGGACAGCCCGGTTGATGGGGTTGAGTTCCACTTGCCAGGCGGTGCGGTAGCCTGCGTTTTCGAATCCGACATCAAAACCTCCTATGCCTGCGAACAGGCTTCCAATGGTGGGCTGGGGCATTTCTGCGCTTCTATGGGCAGATGCTCAGGGCATTCGGATAGGAGGCTCGGGGCCTTCAGGTGATTGAGTGTCCGGCAGCGCGGGCACTTGATTTGTAGTTCGATGAAGCCGCGGACGGCGGCGAGTTTGCGGTGGCATTCGCCACAGCGGATTTCCTGCATGGTTACGCCCCTTGCGTTGTCTCCCATCTCTGATCGAGCAAGACCACTGCGTAAGCCCCTTCAGCCACGCAGTAGCCACTGTTGCGCGTTATGTTCGTGCCCAGATACTCATCACCATTGGATTGTTACCTGGCCATCTGCGCCATTAGGCGCCGCGCTGCCACCACGTCCACCGCCACCATGTCCCGGAGTCAGGGGTTTGCGGTTGTCATTCCACGTCGGCCCGGACTCTCCACCGCCGCCAGCGCCCCCGAGAAAACCTTTGTTGTTGGCAGCGCCAATAGCGTGGCCGGCAAGTCCTATGCAGTGGTTCTCATCACCACCAAAACCTTTCCCCCCGTGTGGTGCATTGCCATCGATCAAGCCGCCAGACCCACCCGTAGCTACTACGGCGGTGCCAAATGAGGAGGCACCGCCGTCGGCGCCCTTATCACCATCCACCAATGCACCTACACCGCCTGCACCCACCGTGATCGTCACCGAGGTGGTGCCGCGCAGGTCAAAAAGCTTTCTGGCTACTCCTCCACCAGATCCACCAGAGGGCCCCGGAATTGATGTAAATCGAGCGCCGCCACCACCACCTCCAATGACAACCACCCATGCATTGGTTACGCCTGTGGGTACGTCCCAGGTGTATACCCCCGGCACGCTGTAGACCATCCGGCCACGGAACGGGAACATGGCTGCGAGCGTTTCCGGCGTCACCATTGCGCGGTTGTCGGTGCCCGCTCTGACCATGATTTGAGTCGCAATCCGCGCGATACCCGGCACACGCTCTGTCGCTTGAACCACCTTAGCGCCGATCGCTTGAAAGACTCTGAGCGCATTCATCGGCTTGTTGGTATCAGAGCCTTTCTCTGCTTCACGCTGGCTGGCAAATGGAATGCCGGTGCCGTCGATGAACGTGTCGATTTTTTTCTTGAGCCAACCTGTCCGGTTCGCCAGTTGTTTGGCCGGTAGGTTAGTAATGCCTTCTGGCCCACCCAGTACCGGGTCGGACGTTTCGAGTTGGTAGACGCCAGGCATCCAGTCGGGGGATTCGGGTAGATCGGCCATTAGCTGCTCCCATGGTTGTATTGGCCGTCGTAGCGCGCGACTGCGTTGTAGCGAATGGCAACTGACTGATAGTCGAGTGATACCAGGCGGCAGCGTGCCGGGGCGACGGAAAGTAGAAGGCGGCGCAGTAGCACCGCCTGATCGTTGGTGATGACACGTTTTAGAACGACCCGGTACAGCGGCCAGGTGGAAGGCTCGGTGCTCGATTGAGCGTGTATCCCTTCCATGAGGGTGACCTCGCCAAAGCCCAGCAAACGGATGACCTCACGGATGGCCCACGGCGTGCCCTTGAAACGATGCAGTTCGGCGGCGTTTTTGATTAAGTTGCGTTTGGCTTCTTCGGAATCGGCCAGCTCCCAGGCCGCTTCGTCGAGGAGCGAGAATTGATCGGCCAACGCCGGTAGTAGCGAGGGTTTCACCAGGTCAATCAGGTACACCAGCATCACGTTGAGATCGAGGTCGGCTAATGCCTGGTCGAGCAGCTCACAGAGCAGCGAAAAACGCTGATCACCGGCCAGCGCGGGTGGCAGTGGCTGATCAGCCATAAGCCACCCCGGCATCGATCAATTGAATGGATGAGCAGTTCGCCCATTCATTGCTTTGCAACTCGCGCACGCCTGACGGCAAATTCAGATTGGCGCGGTACACACCAGTGACTTGAAGCAAAGCGGTTAGTTGTTCCGGTACCAAGTCGCGCCCGAGACCGGCCCGAGATTCGACTGCATAAGCGTGTGCGGCGGCTTGCGCAGCTGCCATGGCGGCGCTGCGGTCTGCGTTGGCGTAGAACGTGATGTTTGCCTTGATCTGATAGCCGATCTCGGTCGGCGAAAACGCATTGACCGTGTCGCACAATGGACGGAGTTTTTCGCCGCTGACCTGATCTTTTATGCGTTGCAGCAGATCGTCCGTTGGCAAGCCGGTGGTCGTCAGCGGGTATAGCGCGACGTGGCCGTCCGGCTGACCTTCATCTGGGCCATGCACGGCGACGTCGATGATGGATTGGTGCACGGCCAGCGTGTGGTAGCGATAGGCGGCACGGCTGCCGGCGTTGCTGAAGGCTTCGGGGGCCAGGATGATTCGCTCGCGGTAGCGGTCATCGTCTTCATCCGCGACCCCATCGGCCGTGGCCATTGTGTTGCTGGCTGTCAGGCCTGGTGAAGGTGAGCTGCTCAGTGCGCTGATCTGGCCAATGGTCCAGCCATTACCTTGTTCGCCGGCGGTCAGGCATGTCGCGGTGGCGGTCACTTGTGTTTGGCCGACGGCTATCACTACGTCCAGATCCGTGATGAAGGTCAGCTTTGCATCCTGGGTGCTGACCCGCGTGCCGATCGGGATAAGTAGTGGCTGTGTCACCGCCGTGGGCATACTGAAACGCAAGGTGCAACGGGCGGCCTGTGCCAGCAATCGGGGCGTTGCGACCAGTTCGCCGAGGTAGTCGAGGATCGGGCCGCGGGCGAATCGCACCAGGAGTTGTTCGCCGGCATTCTGAATGCCCATCTGCAACCGGGATACCGCGTAGGCGATTTGGTCGATGTACAGCCGTTCGATCTGGGCCGGGTACAAGGTTTTGCCCGACTTCTGTTCGTAGCGGGCAATCAGTTGTGCTTCTAACGCGGCCGGGTCAATTTTGATGAATTCGGGTTTAGGCAGCTCGCGCATACGGCACCTCGGTCATCTGGGACACTTCGCCGGCAACACGCCAATGCACCTGCACGATGATCTGCGCCGCGTTTATCTGGATTTTCACCCGGGCCACTGAGACGCGGGGTTCCCAGTGGCGAGTCGCGTCGACGGCTTCGCGCACCAGGTGTGGCGTGACGCGGTTGGTGGGCCAGTCGAGGTACAGGTGCAGGTCGCTGCCAAATGTTGGGCGATGGGGATCGCTGCCCTTGGGCGTGCTCAGGATGATGCGGATGGATTGATCGATATCGCGCAGGCCCTCGACGACCTCGCCGGAAGTACCGAGTGCGGGCTGCCAGTGGGCGGCTGTAATGCTGGTGTGGGGGATGGGCGTCGTCATGCGCCCATGGTGCGGAGGTTAAGCGGTTGCCGCTTTTAATCAGGTTTAAAGATGCTGGTCGCGCCGCCGATGAGGGTGTATCTCGAAAATATCGATAGGAATCGCTTCAGTGTTTGGTATCTCAAAAAAAACGGTACTGCAGTTAGTAAAAGAATTCTGGGCTCCCTTTTTTGTATCTAGCGCATGGACTATCTACGTCGCTCTGGGACCCAAGGTGGAGGTCAAAGATGTCATTTCGAACTTCGGGTCATCGTTCTTTTTGGCCAGCTGGATGACCGGACAGGTTTTCAGGGTTCGTAAACAGGTAGGAATGGAGGCAAGCCTTGAGCACCTACAGATCCGTCTAGGGCGAATGATCGACGAACTGAACGATAAAGCATTGTGGACGATCAACCATATAACTGGGGGGGACAGCTATTGTCATGCTCAACCAGTCATACCTGCTTTTTCCTCTCTCCCAATTGAATGGGAGGTGCAAAACTGTGGCAGCTTCCCGATGTATGAGGTGATGGTCAGGATCACTGATCTGGACTTCAAGGCGAAATCGTCATACTTCTTTTTTCCCGGCACAACGGAATTTGAAACTAGCTTAGGGGAAATACCCTGTGATTCAACGCGGAGCTTCACTTGGGGCCTATTAGGACGTGAAGCTTCTCGAAGCTTCACCATCACCTTCGACTCACGAAACGGCAGAGTCATTCAGGATGTTCGATTCAAACGAATCAACGGAGAAATTGAACTCGCCTACAGGATTACAAGATACGGAGAAGTGCTGAATGTTCTGGAGGAGGACATTCCCATGAGTTTTCGCGATGAACATGGGGAATTCGACTGGAGCGAGCCGGTGTTCAATGAGAATGATGGTTCGAGTTACCAGTCGTATCGCTCATAGCCCCGGTAGCGTGAATATCGCCGTTCACTTGCAGGTCACCATTCAACGTGACCTGCGGGATGTCCAGCGTTGCTGAAGGCGCTTTTATCACCACCGGCTCACTCGCCTCAACCGTGATATTCCGCCCGCACTTCACCAGCAATGCCCCTACGCAGTCCAGCGTCATCACCCCGGCCGCACGGTCGTAGGTCGAAACCGTCCCATCACTGAACCGCACATAGTCTGTGTCCTCATCTACGACTGGTGGCGGTTCGGCGGTTGAGTAGATACCGCCCAGGTACACACCACCCACACCATCAGCATCAAGCAGCACAGCGACTTGCTCACCCAGTTCGGGCATCAACGGTCGGCGTTGTGTGCCTTGGGTATTGCGCTGGGGGATGTTGAGCCAGTAGGTCTGGATACCGTCGCGGTCATCCAGGCGTACGCGGATGCGGCAAGTGAGATAGTCCACGGCGCTGACTTCGCCGTATTCAAGTTCAACACCCATCTGTTTGGCTCTCTGTTGTCAGGGCGCGGATACGCGGCTGACTGATTGGCTTACGGTGTAGCCGGTGCGGGTCATGCGGTGTTGTGAGGACGTGATGAGGTAGTGGCCACCAAGTTTCCCTGCTGCGACCAGGGTGACGACGTTGCCGCTGACCAGGTTGGGCCGGCCCATGGCTGACCAGTTGCCGGTGGTGCGTTCGCGGTTGGCTTTGGCCAGTTCGGCTTCGGCTTTTGCTTTGGATTCTTCGGTCGAGGCGCTGCGCTTTCGGCTTTTTTGGGTGTCGCCGCTGGTGGTGGTTTTGCTGACGCTGCTGGGTACCGCGACGGTTTGGTTGTTTTCGATTTTGTAGGCCACCAGTGTTTTTGTGGCGGGGTCTTTGTGTTTGACCTCGACGGCTTGGGGCACGCTTTTGATCTGGTCGCGTAGGTTCACATTGCTTAGGTCTTGAAGTACCAGCGTTGCCACTGGCGCCGCTTTGGCTAATGCGCTGATGGCATGGAAAACCATGCGATGGCCCGTGACTTTGAAGGCGTAGTCGTACTCGGCCGCCAGGTTGCGCAGGAAGGTCAGGTCGGAATCTTGCTGGGTTAGCCGGTCGAGTGGGATGGGTTGGATGGTTCCGATCAGTTCCAGGCCCTGGCGTGCGGCGATCTGTTGGGCGATGGTCTGTAGCGTGGTGTTTTCATAGGCGTGGTGTGAGGGTGTGCGCAGCGCCGCTTTGATGCCGGTGGCCAGGCCATGGATGGTGATGGTCGAGGGTGGGCCGTTGAGTTCGACTTCATCGATTTCGAAACGGCCAAGGGCGCGCAGTGGCTGACCTTCCCAGCCCATGGATAAGGTGAGGCTGTCGCCATGGCCTGGGTACCACTGATCACGCCATTTGCCTTCGGTGTCTTCCAGTTCGACGGCCAGGCTGTCGGCTTGACCGGTGAGATAGTCGTCATAGGACACCGAGTGCAAATGCTGGCTGATGTTACGGGTGATGTTGTGCTGTTGATAGGTCAGCACGAAGCGTGCTTGCGGTACCTGAGCGGGGATTATCGCATCCATGGAGGCAGGTCCTGGGCGGAGGTCACGGGTTCGAGGATGGGGATGGCCAGGGTCAGGCCCGACGGCAAGATGGCGGTGATCGGCACATGAGGGTTGGCTTGAACGATCGGTAAATAGCGATGAGCATCGCCGTAGTAGCGCCAGGCCAACTGATCCCACCGTTCGCCTTCGGTGGTGACATGAGTGATAAACATTAGGCCTTCCTCGTCAAGACTTGGCCTGCCAAGCCCGCCAGCCGGGTACGGGCGCTGTGCAGTGTGGTGAGTGCCTGGTCGAGCGACTCGTGAGATGCGGTGAACCGGTCGATGATGTTGCCCAGGTCGACCGGATTGAGGGCTGATCGAGCGCCCATCACACTGCCCAATACGCGTTCACCTAATTGCGACAGGTCGGCGCCGTCTTCAAGTAACCCGGCGGCTGACGTCAGCCCTTGCAGCGGTGCTATGGCCCGGGCCGTGACGCCTAACAATTGCGGAACTTGGCCAAGGACCATCGAGGCGTTGCCGCTCTTGACTGCCTGATACACATTCTGGCCAGCCTTGAGGAGGTTGCCGGCTGTTTTTGCGTGACCGATCACCGCTTGGACGGTACTGGGCGTGGGCATCAGGCGCGAGATCAGACCGGGCTTACCGGCGGCGGCTGCCGATGTGCCGTTCACGGCAGAATCGAGCAAACCCGGTCGGGCGACTTTGCGCGTAAACGCCCCGGTGTATTCCTTAAGGCTCAGATGCACCGTGGCCGCCTTGATCTGGCCCACGGCGGTTGCACGACGGATGGCATTGGACATTTGGGTGATGACGTAGGCCCCCAGGTACTCACCGCTGCCCATCACAAACGCTAGCGGTTGATGCTGACTTTTGGCCTGGCGCAGCGCACGCAAGCGCTCTTCTGGTTTGCCCAGCACCGGGTGCAGTTCGATGGTCAGGGTGCATTCATCGAGCCCTTCACCGATCCATTCCAGCAAGGGCTTGCCCTGGATACGTGCGTGCTCTGCCCAGTCGGCCGAGCCGCTTTGTTCCATGCCGCTGATGCCGCCGGCCACGGTGAATTCGATATCGCCCAAGATGGCAAACATCAGACGCCCCCCTGATGGGATGGGCCATAGCTGCGGCGGCGCTGGTCGTGGATGTAGCGCTCCATCATGCGCATCCATTCGGTGTAGCTGGCCTGCAACCCTTGATTGATTGGGCCCATGTCCGCGCTAGCAGGTACGTTGATTTGAGGTGAGAAATGGAAATTCACTTGGCCCGCCGCACTAGGGCCTGCACTTGGGGATGTACCCCGAGCGCCGCCCATCATGCTTGCCTTGGAGACCTCTGCCGGGTTTGGCGGGGCAAGGTCGACGCTTGATTGCGCGGCCATGTCGAGTGCGGCCTTGTGTACCAGACCTGAATGAGCACGGATGCCAATAGCGGCACCTTCGCTAATGTTGGCGCCGTAGCCGATGAACACACGGCTGGGTGACTGTATGCCGAGTGTTTCGGTAAACCAGCCTTTAACGGACGACCCGATGCCCACGACGCTGTCTTTGAGGGCCCCGGCCATGTTGCTGATGCCATTGACCAGCCCCGTGATCAGCATGCCGCCGAACTCGGTGAATTTGCCCGGCAGTTCGACACCGAAGTAGCTCATCACGCCGGCAAAGGCTCGGTAGACCAAGCCCAGCGGCGAGAAGTTAGCCAACAACCCGACGATGCCGGACAGACCACCGCTGAAGCCGGTTTTGACCTCGTCCCACAGGCCGGTGAAGAAGGTCTTGATCGGTGTCCAGTAGCGGTAAATCAGGTATGCGCCCAGCGCGATACCGGTGATCAACAGGCCGATGGGGTTCATCATCAAGGCCCTGCCGAGCCAGAGGATGGCTTGCCCGGCGAGCTTCAACCCGAACAGCAAGGTACCGCCCAGAATCTTGCCCAGGAACAGGCCACCGCGAGCGATCATCATCAGCGGTGCGCCCAAGGCGGTGGTCAGGCCGCGCAAGAACAACCCGCCGTACCTGGCCACCGTGCGCATACCCCGACCGACACGGCTTAAGCCGGTAATCAGTGGCGTGAACTTGCCCATCTGCCACATCCCCTGCAGCAGCGTCCATTTGGCGGAGAGTGTGGTGATGGTGCGGGTCATGGCGACAAAGGGAGACATCACCAGGTTGGCCCCATAAGCAACGCCGATGAAGGCCATTTTGCCCAGTAACAGACCGCCCACCAGGCCCACTACACCCCTGATGAGTTCAGGGTTTTGCTGTGCCCATGCCGAGAACGACCGCATGAGCGGGACCACTGCACGGCTGACATCGACAATCGCGGGGAGCAGCGCGTTGCCGACCGAGATGCCGATGTCTGTCAGGTTGTTGCGCAGCTCTTTGAGTTGCTCCTTGGAACTGCCCATGCGTTTAGCCCAGTCCTGATCCAGCACACCTTTATCCGCGGCGTCTTTGCTGCCTTGCTTGATGCCGCTCAGGTCTTTTTGGTTGGCCAATGCGGGGCGGACAAATGACAAGACTTGTTGGTCGGCAAACAACGCGCCGAGTTTGTAGGCTTCATCCAACCGAGCCAGAGCGATGTGTCGTTCTTGCTCGTCCTTAATGTCCAGCGCCTTGCCGTACTCGGCGGCTGCGGCCGGTGCTTTTGTGCCGAGGTGTGCGGTGAGAATTTTGATCATCGACTCTGCCGGCGAAAACCCTTCGCTGACCAGGTTCTTCATGCTGCCTTTTAGATCGATGCCGGCCTTTTCAAATGACTTGAGCGTCTCGGGCGCAGTGATCTTCGAGAGGAAGTTTTTGAAGTTGTTGGCGGCCTCGTCATTGCTACCGGCACCACGGCGGGCAATCTGTAACGAGGCACCAATTTCCGCCACGGCGCGTTCCCCGGTAATGCCTAAGGCAGCAAACTGGGGTGTTAACTGCGGCAGCCATTTGGCCATATCGGCGAGTTCGAACTGGCCGCTTTTGCCCGCGAACGCGAGCATGTTCATGGACCGCTCGAGGCCGGCGGCGCCAATGCCCAGGTTGTCGTTGAGCGAGATGGCCACTGAGCCCAGATCATTCATGCTAGCGCGGGTGGCGGTGGCTGTTTTGGCCATGACGGGTGCGTAGGCGGCCAGCTCTTTTGCGCTGGCAATACCGCCCGCGATCAATATGGCGGTGCCATTGGCAACGTCGGTTTGCGTCTGGTTCCACCGCAGCGCCGCTTTGCGCATCACCTGGCTGAGGTCGGCTTCTTGCGCCAGGTCGAAGCCGCCGGTAATGGCGATGTCGCGGGTCTGGTCCTGGAAGTCGACGGCTGTTTTCATCGACTGAAAAATCGGCGCACCCAGCGCCGCGCCGGTGCCGGCCACTTCCATCGCCTGACCACGCAGTTCACCACGTCTGGTTTTCAGGGTTTCACCGCGAGCGATGCTGGCGGTGAGGCGGTCTTGTTTGATTTTGAGCTGATCAAGGGTGCTGCCCACCGCCTCGTATTGCCGGCGCAGACGCTCGACCCCCGTGCCGCCACGTGCCAACGACGCCGACAGTTCGCTGCCAATGTGCTGCTGTTTGGCCGTGAGGCCATCGATGGCGCGACCCAATTGCTGCACGGTCGATTTAGCCGAACCGAATGCCACGCTCAAGCTGCCAGAGACAACTGCTCCAATTTTTAACCCGACGAGGACTTCGTTAGCCATAGTTGCTACGCTTTGGGCATGTTTGAAAAAGCCGCTTCACGCACCGCCAAGATTCTCTATGCACTGGTCATCGGCGCCGGTGTGATCTGGCTTGCCTGGCTGTGCCTGGTGCACTTGCCGGTGTGGGCAGCGGCGCTGGTATTTTGTTTGGCGCTGCCACTGCTGGCCCTGGCGGCCGCCCCTATTGCTGCGGGCGGCGCGTTGCTGGCGGGGCTTGTGGTTGGCTTGGTGACGGTGGTCAGCTACTCGATTGCTCGGCGAGTTCGATCCGGCGGTTAATCTCGCGTCTACACACCTCTACCCAGCGCCAGTAATCCACCATGTCTAGCCGTTCGATTTCAGACGGCTGCATTCGCAGTACCAGTAGCAGTGCTTCGTCCCAGGACTGCAGCAATGGCTCTGCCGGCTGCCATTTCCCGCAACACCTCGGTGGCTAACGACGAGTCGGCAATGTCGAACTCGCCGAGGTCTTCGAGGGTGATGCCCAGCATCTTGGCCACGAGCATGTCTTCCATGGCACCTTCGTCTTTGGTCACCGCCTGCGCGGCGCTGATGTCTTTGCGTTTGAGGCGCGTGATGGGCAGGGTTTTAAGGGTGTCGCCGCTGGCGCTTTTGAAGGGGAATTTGAGGGTGAAGCTGAGTGCGTCGGTCATTGTGGGTGCTCCCGGTGGGGTTGCTCTTTGAGAGCCCTGATGATGTCGACTGTGGCAGGCACTGGCTTTTAATCGGGTTTAAGGAGAGGATTTCGCGGCTCGATCAAGGATAGTTATCGGGCAGCAATCACTCCACAGAATGGACAAGGTGTTGTAGATGGAAGTCGAAGTCACAATCGAGCATGAAGGAACCCCGTACACCGCTACTTACCTGGTGGTGGGAGATGAGTTGATCGTGTACCTACCTAATGGGGAGCCACGGGCTACCGTGCTGCGAGGCCTGAACCCAGAAAGCGCGGCGCGCCAACACTTACGGTCCTACATCCGTAGCGTTACCCAACATAAACAGTAAGGAAGTAAAGCGTCGCGGTCGCGACCTTTGAATGCTTCTAAATAGTGAGGGCGCAAGCGCCCTCGCTACCCGCCTGGCGACTACCCAAGCTTGTGGTTGTCCAGTACTCGATTGACCGCTAACTCACCCAACATTATGACCCGTTGCAGCACCAGCATCGTTTGGCGTCGTGGGTTGTCCGTCAAGTCGACGAGATCGTTGACCATGGCGCTGGCTGATGCCAACGATTCGCAGGCCTCGACGAGCAACGTTTCGTCATCCACCGCTGCGTCGATGGTGAAAATGGTGCTGGGCCTGTGGGGCGGTATCTGCGTTTTCGACGCCCCGGGGTCGAGGTAGAAGCTGAGTGCGCGGTCGGCCGCCTCTTTCATTTTCTTGGGGTCAAGATCAATAAAGGCGTCGTAGGGTAGCGGACCGGTATTTGGGGGATTAGGTGTAACTTTGAACATAGTTGCTTTCTCTCATAGTGAGGCGGCAACCATCTCGCTACTAAACAAGAGGGTGGCAGCTGTGCGCGAGTTAGTAGACCGGATAAGCAACAAAAAACCGGCGCGCCCTAGGGCGCCAAGCGCACAGCCACCATGAAGACCAGGCGAATGCCTGTCTGGATGATACTTGTGCAACCGTTATCGCTTAATCCGGGCTACTAAACCCGACCACTGATGGGCAGTGGTAGGGAAACAATAGAGGCCAGGGGCAAGGCGCACAAGCCGGCGGATTCTGGCTTAACCGTAGGCAACGGCGCAAGGTCTTGTAGCCTTCGGGAAGTAACACCGAGTGTCTTTAAACACGCACGTTAAACGCATGAGCGCTTTAAAAAACCGAGGAAGCGTCTGACATTTTTCCCGAGGGCGCGACCTTACCCGCTGACCGCTTTTAATCCTGCCGGACTCGCGTGGCGACGTAGTGTTTTTGAAGAGGTTTTGGTAGGCGGATGCCGGATTGGTCACCGGCTGATGGGGACGACGCTGATCGCTACGGCGCTCTCTTTCAATGGAGCCGTGCGGGGGTGAAAAAAGATGGTAACTGTACGCCGGCAATGGGACCGAATAGGAGCTTTGCAATACCGGTTTGCCCGAGGGCACCCGGCGTACAGTTACCATTAAAATCAGACATGGAGCTGCCTGTCCCGTCAAAAGAAGCACATACAACCTAATGTGCTACGGGCTGCTCCGCCCGGTCACTGCGAATGGTGACGGGAGACAATTTACCGACGGCGACTTGGTGCGTCTGCCGGTCGATTCGGTTGTGTTTGTAGGTAATGGCGTTGGATTTTGTAGCTTCTCAGCTTTACAGGATCCTGAGTGGCCGCTTTCAAAGTTCGACGTCCTGCCCCTTGTACAGTCTGCGGAAATGCTGAATAGTGTCTAATCGCCCTCATAAGGAGGGCTTTTTTTTGGATTCCATGACTTCATTATGACTCCGTTTTGGAGTCACTCATGCGGCAGCGCAAATTAGGAGCTTGTAATGGCGAGAATCAACATCCGCGATTTACCGGACCATATCCACAAAGCTATTAGTGACTCTGCTGACAAAAACAATCGGTCGACCGAGGGAGAAGTTCGCTCAATTTTACAGAGCTATGTGTCGGGCTTAGAGGACAAGCCCGCGCCCATCGAAACCCTTCGCCAGAACTGGCAACGAGGCGTGGGGCAGCGCCTGGATCAGCTGTTTGGTTTCGTGCGCAGAGATCAGGTTTTTCGTCTTAGCGAGCCTCAAAGCATCGTGGGGATCGCTCGAATTATTGGGGAAGAAACGCCTGCACACCTGTTGGATTGCCTGGAAGGCATTGCGTCACCGTCTTTTGATCTGCTGGATCGTGTTGCGGCGTGGTCTGGCGGGTCTTACAACTGGTTGGTCAGTGGGATGGGGACGGTTTTTCCAGTTGAAAATATTGGCAGCAGTTACCAAGATTTTTTCCTGTATGACCGGCAAAGCAAGGACGTTACCTTCAGCATGTTGCGCATCTGCGGCGGTCGCTCTGACGGGATGCTGTTGTGCATTCGGCACGACGGCGCCAAGCAGACCTATGCCAGTGGCTATATTTACGAGCACTTCATGCTGAAGGCAGGAATGGGTTCGGGCGGAAGTGGCAATCTCAACCGGTTCATTCGCTTTCTGAAAACGCACTGCGGCAACCGCGTTCTGAAAGCCTATAACTATGAAGAAACTGAGCTGAATACGGAGCAAGGTACCCATCATCCTCTGTTTTACTTACGCTCGGCTGACAGTGCTGATTGGTTGAGGAAGCTGTTTGATGGGGAAGATCCAGCCAACTGGTTGGCTGGAAACTCGCCGTTGTGGCGGGACATGAGTGAGTTGCCGTTTGGCAATGGTGAGGCTGAGTGAGATCAGAATGTTTTGAGCCCGCTCTTATGCATCGCGCTGGGCGGTGCATAAGAGCCAAACCATAGATCAGTCATTCCCATACTCCGGTTCATACTCCATTTCTCGTTCGCTGTCCTCCGAGTAATCGTCGGCAAGGCCTGCCTCGTGCAATGCAGCCTCCCCCTCAAGATGTAGGAGGCATGTAGGGCAGTAGAACTCCATTGGTGAGAAGAACTGGGTAACGGTCTCGTAGCCTGTACTGAAGTCTTGATCAGTCACTTCCTCATCTGCTCGATCACCGCCGAGGAAGGCTGTGCAGGCGCACGCAGGGCAGATTTGCTCCCAGTGATTGTCCAAGTAATAACGGAAATTTTCGAGGTATGAAAAGCTGTTGAAGCTTTTTGAGGCAGTCTGAAGCGCCTCTCTTTGCTTCTTGTTGTGAACTTCAAAAAACGTTGCTTTCGCATCGGCAATTCTCTGTCGCGCCGCTTGTGCCTTAATGTCACGAAGGTGTCGCAGCAGTTCTATAGGAACTCGAGACTCGGGGCCTACCCAGGCTTCCAGATCCAACGCCATCGAGGTCAAGATAAGCTGCGCGGCGCTCCAGAATTCGCCTTCCCAAACCTCTAACAGCATTCCGGAAAATGCTGCATGACCTGAATGAAGTTCGGCATTCCGGCGTGCCGATATGCGCTTACAGGCCTCGGAATTGGGTGTGCCGAAATTCGGAACTGTATGCTTAAGTCGGGCGAAAACAACGTTTGCATCAACCGTTTTCACTGCGGTGTTGGTATTGAACCCGCACGCTTCAAGAAGACTGTTTGGGTTGACGGAATCGACGACAAGGCAGGGATGGATTTTTGCGAGTGAAGCTTTGGCTAGCAGCTCCAAAGCCAAGGCGGCCCACATCTGGAAAACCTCATGATCCGCGCTGTCTTTGGCCTTCAAGGCACGATGCGCAAAAACCCGCGACTTCGCAAATAGTCCGTCTGCAGACAGCGCAACAGGGTCGTGCTTACCTAGCGCCGATTTCGAGTGTTTGTCCATCTTTTCCATGTCGTTCATCGTCACTCCATTACAGTTGTGCGAAGAAGATAACGGGCAGTGTCCCGCTCAGCATTCGCACGCCGATGCAAACATCGCCAGTTGTCGATTACAGCGATTAGTCCAGGCGCCCATGCAATTTGGTCCGAGACCGAAGCTCCTTCGTCCTCTACCTCTTCCTGCAGGCGCTGCGCGGTTGAATCCAGAGGCGACATACAGCCCGGATCATATCGGTAGTACGACTGTAGCTGACTTGTGACTGTGGCGTAGAAACTGTGGGCGCCATTGCACACCCTGAAATTTGCTTGCCGCGCCGCCTCGCTATTCAGCGCAAGGCTTTGACGGGCATCCCAGATGATGGTGGCTGCCGTGTTTGCCGAAGCTTGTGCGCAGGCTAGGACCAAATAACGGGGAGGAACTGGCCAGTGCGCACCATCGGTGTGCCACGGAAACGACCCTGTACCATAAAGCGCACTTAGGGATCTCGGCTTCGCCGCGTTGGCACCAGTGGGTCGAAGATGATCTACAAGATCGCCTCCCTTGCGGCTAGCCTGAGGCGATCCCAGCTGCCGTGCTATACCAGCAACCAGATGCTGAAGGGTATCCATTGTTGAACCTTGGGCGATGAGCACAGCCCAGCCGTTTGCGATCAACTTTTCTTCCACACACTCCAGCTGGTCGTGCATTTGTTGATTTCCTTGGGGCTCCATTGACACTGATTAATTGCGATAGCTGGTCCATGCCAATGCAAACATCTAGTCGAGTGTAGAAGCTGTGATCGGCTACGCTGGATTCATTTTCAGTGGATTTCGCTTAGATAGCTCTTGGCACGCAAAGTAGAAAAGCGCAAGGCTGCTCGACTCTTCAGTAGAGTTAGGAGACATCCAGGATACATGGGCCTTGAACGCTGAGATCAGGCACAAAAAATCGATTGCAGCGATGGACTTGTAGAAATTAATCGGCTTCCCATAGTCTTCGTCGGCGTATGCGCCGTGAAGAATTCCGTGCCGGTTTGTCATATCTGGATGTGGATATTTTTCTGATCCAATGTACATATTCCCTTCAGTAAAATCCGAAAAGGAATCCATCATCGAGACTAGTTCACCTACGGCCCCTTTACTGTTCTGAATGGCATCCTGCTTGCAGTCATCAGCAAGAGCCTTAAACCCGGGCCGAATGTGCCCGAAGGTCACCCCTCGATCAGCCGCAATCCTTTTGGCTGCACCCTCGAGCACCGGCATCAGCCCAGCTACAGCAACATGATCAAGCCCCATGAAGTGCGCTTGAACGGCCTCGGAGATGATTACCTTGTAGTCCTGAACGAATGGAGTGATTGGGTATCGTTCGGTGACCATGGCCGCTAAATTTACTGGGGAGTACGCTCGCGCTAGTACAACTTCCAGATCATCTTGAGTGAATAATTCGCCTTTTTCATGAATGTCGGCGCACACAGAACTCAAAAAACCCATGGTGATATAAGGCGGTATGAACCACCCAACACCACCCAGCGTCGATCGGTAATGCTCTAAAGTCCCTTGCATATCCATCCTCACATTATTGATCAAGAGAAGCGTTTTGCGATTCACTCGTCGGATTCGCTTGCTGCCGGTTAGGACTGGCGAAGTAAGGCCAGAAGCTCGCGTCCGAAGACGTCAGCATAGAAAGATCAGAAATCCCGCCGCTGGGTCCTCGTATATCTGATAAAAGTTTGCGACCGAACACTATCAGGAAACCTCATGGCGTTTTTAGTAAAAACCGCAACCCTCATAGCCTATCGCTCGGGGTACATCTGCAATAACCCTACGTGCAATGTCCTAACGATTGGACCTGCAATCTCTGATCCGCTACTCCGAACTAAGAAAGGAGAGGCCGCTCACATCGTGGGAGAAAAACTTGGTGCAGCGCGCTACGAGGCTATTGGCAAAGCGCAGATTGAAAGCGCAGAAAATGGACTCTGGCTTTGCGTTGCGTGCCACACGTTGATCGATAAGAATAATGGTGTGGACTATGAGAAGGAAATGCTTCTCGAATGGAAGCGTGACCACGAAGAGCAGATGTCGGTGCTACTCAGAACACACCGCAGCCCGCTCCCATTGGTGCGGCGGTTCAGTGCGAATATGAAGGTGGCGCAAGACATGGTCGATACGCTCTCCCACCGTGGCGTCATGTTTCAGTCGCACTTTATGGAGGACCCGACGGCGGTCATCGAATCCATTAGTCAAATCAGACTCAGGCTGCAGCGATGCTTGCGGCAGATAGATCTAGATAAAAAACTCCGGGAAATATGTAGTGATTTGATCAGTTCATGCCGTGTGGTCATGAACGAAAACACGCAAGATGCCACAGGCCTTAACTCCTATGTAGATGTACTGAGGATACGTTCTGGCAGGTCTCTGTATAGATTGCAAAATGAGTACGGTTGCGATGTCAGGGGCCCCATCACTTCAATCGTACGTCCATAAAAGCAAGCCTGGCTCGCGGGTTGTGGGCCAGTGGTTCACAGCTCCCAACAACACTCCAACAAAAGAGAGATAGCATGACCATTTTCATCAAAACTATGCCCCGTGAACGTTACCGCGCTGGTCTGGTTCACAATACGAACACCTACAATTATTCAAAATCTGCAGGTATCGAAAACCGGGCTGATAGCACTCTTTTCGATTTGCTCATCGACATTTCAAAAACGACAGATACTGGATTTGGACTTCTGGTCGCCTTTGCAATAAACGCCTTTAATGAACGCTTATCCTCGCAGATAACTGATGCCATCGAAAAAGGTGAGTCCGTAGATTTGCTCCTCACCGAGGAGTTCAAAGCATCAGGCCGTCTGGTCGACGCCAGCCAGCTACATACCGTTATAAATCTCGCCTTACGTGCAGATCTCGGCGGTCCGACAAACACTATCGCTTGCCGTTTTTGGGAGCACCTTTATGAGAAAGTTCGCGCTGAAGAATTTTCTGATCGGCCAAAACGGCTGAAGTCATTTTTTGTATTCAAAGACGAAGAGACTGCTGCCTGGTACAAGGAAGCCCACAAGCAGGGAGAGGTGACTTGCCAAGTTAAGGTCACTGAGTGTCGCGTCGCCTTCGAGGCAGACATGACGATTTTGGATGATGTAAACGAAACCAAGAACTACGCGCAGGCAAGACCTGAGATCTGCCGCTACTGGCGGCAAGAAAGGAACGAAACACCACGAATTGAGGTGCTTATCCAAGGAAAATTCAAGGTACTTGGAAGCCTTTGACTGGTATGAAGTACGTCATAGGGTACCTCGTAACTATTCCTGATTCCTGATTCCTGATTCCTGATTCCTGATTCCTGATTCCTGATTCTTGATCCTGGTGCTGGTGCTGGTGAAGCCTGCGATCTTTCGATTTTTAGCGATTTCAGTTCCGCTAAGCATCAAGATCAAATAATCGCAGGCTTCGGCCATGATCGACTTTACGATTCATGTCGGCCGACCAACTGCCCTCGCGAGCAGGCTCGCTCCCATGGATTATGTATTTCGCCGAAGTCCTTACGCCTGCCCGATGTTCTTTCGATACTTAGCCAACTGATCCTCACCACCCACGCGAAAAATATTCGCCAAATAATCCAACAACACCACCTCATCCCCATTGATCATCTGCCGCACATACGTGGCCGAAAACGGTGTCTCGTACTTGGTCGGGTCGCGTGGTTTGTGCGTACCCAACTGGTACTCCTTCCCGGTAATGGTCATGGTCGTCACCAGCGGAATCTCGTTCACCAGCCCTCCATTGTTGAACACCTGAACGTTAGACCGACACTGCAGTTGCACGCTCTTGAACGGCGTCACCAGCTTTCTGGCCGCCTCAAAGTACAGGCTGTTCCAAGTGATTTTCCCCTCCAACTTGTCGATCCCATCCGGTAGCTCAATCAGCCCGACCATACCTAACCCCTGAAAGTCGCTCATCACGGTCTTGATGGTGCCCAGGTCTATCTCTTCACACTTGCCAAAGAAGCTACTGCCATCCAGATAAACGTTGGCGTTGGAAATGCGATGCGCGCTAAAGCCTGCCATTTATGCGGCCCCCAGGTTGACCAGGTAATCCCCGGTGATTTCGGTTTCAAAGGTGCCGCGTTCAAACGGCAGCGGCACGGTGAGTTTGTAGTTGAACAGTGCGTGGCCCTGTTCCAGTTCGGTTTGTGGGTTGCGGGCCGGGTCGTACCAGCATTCACCGCCGAGTAAGGCGCCGTCGCCGATGAGTTTGCGCAGGAACAGGTTGACGCTTTCGGTGATGCTGGTGATGAGCGAGGTGGTAATGGGCTGGTCGACAAATTGCAGTGCGCTGTAGCGGATGGATTCGTCGACGACGTCTTTGGTGCGGCGCACGTTTTCGAAGTTGCGCATGTGGGTGACGCTGGGCCAGGCCGCGGTGCGGTTGCCCCATAAGCGCAGGCCGGTGCCGTAGGCATTGAAGACGGTGGTGATGCCGTTTTCGTTGAGCAGGTTGACCTCGCTGGTGGCGTCGTCGATGCGTGCGGTGAGTGGTCGTTCCAGGCCGATGACACCCAGCAGGGGTTGGTTGGAGCTGCTCCACCAGTAGCCGTGGTCGTTGTCGATTTTGGCGCGCAGGCCGGCGGCGCGGATCGACAAGGGTTGCAGGCGCTCGCCGTTGGTGGCGGCGTCGTACACCTTCACATGTGGATAGCACAGGCGGACCCGGTCGCTGCTGGTGTTGAAGTTGATGGCACCGGACGGCCCACGCCCAGCCAGCACTTGTTGCACGGTGGCGCCGATGGGGGCATCGACGTAGGCCACGCCCCCGACCTGGCCGGCCGAGATGGCCAGGTCGGCCGTGACTGCCTTCAAGGTACTGAAACCTGGTGCGATGAAGATTTTTGGGAAAAAACCCAGCTGGTTGTAGCTGTCTTGAAAGGCCTTCAAACCGGTGCGCCGCCCCGCGAGGGTGATGCCGCCGATGATGTCGGCCGGGGTGACTTGGCTGGGGTCGGCGTGGGTGTAGTCGGCCTTAGTCTGGCCGTTGGCGGCGATGCTGCCGGTGGCCAGGCGCTTGATTTGGCCGGTGAGCATGTTGACGGTGTAGTCGGTGCCTAGCCCATGGGTAACCGACCCGTCGGCGGACTTTAGTTGCAGAGTTTGCAGCGCGCCGTGTGCCAGCTGTAGCAGGTCGTTGTCGGCGAACTGTTGGGGTTGGTCGGTGACCTTGGCGTTGTGGATCGCCGGGTCAAGCACGTTGACCACCAGTACGGTACCGGCGCCGAAGTCGTAGATGCCTTGCAGCGCTTCGGGGATGCTGAAGCCGCTTTGGTGCGCGCCGAACTGGGCGGCGTGGGTGTCGTTCAGGCACAGGGTGAGCTCATTGACGGGCCCGACCGGCGCGGTGCCGACCAAGGCGATGACCGCCGATTTGACTACGCGAACAGGCCGCGGGCCGCGCTCGACTTCGGTGGTTTCTATGCCGTGTAGATAGTTGGCTGGCATGGGCGTTTATTCCTTCTCTGGTTTTAGAGACGCGACAGCGGTTTTGTTGGCCGGCTTTGTGTGGGCCGGTAGCGGTGTCAGGTGTTTGAGCGCTAGCAGCACGACGGTGTATTCGTGATCGGCCGGCAGCGCGACGGGCTTGTTTGGCAGTAGCTGGACGTCGAGTGGCTCGGCGGTATCGCCCACGTTCAAGGAGGCGGCACTTTGGGGGCCGGTGTAGCGATAACGGGTCAGGTTCATGGGTGTTCCTCGAATGCAGCGTGTTTAAGCAGCGGCCCGTGGTCCGGGGCCATAAATTGCAGTTGCGTGGTGCGGGTGGCGAAGTCCTGGGCGTACTGCCACACGCCGTTTTGGTGGCCGATGAACTGCTCGGACAGAGGGCGGCACGGCTGGTCGGCGTTTGGCGGATACCACCCCGTGAGGCAGGCGCGGATGCGGTCGAGGTAGCTGATTACGCCAGCGGTGCCGTTGAGCTGACGAAAGATCAGCGTGAGGCGCAGCACCACGTTGCGGGCTTGAAAGGTCGCATCGGTGCTCTCCGAGACGCCAAAGGTGGACTTGCCGTAGGCCAGCAAGACGGCACCGCGTGGGTGGTTGAGGCGGTACTGCAGCGGGTTCTCGGGGAACAGCTCGACCATCAGTTCGTGGCCGACGTCGTGCTGCAGTTTTGCGAGCACCGCGTCCATCAGTTGCTCGGTTTGGGTTTTAGGGATCACCTGGGTCATCAGTAGCGTTCCCACTCTTGGGCGCTGAATTGTTGAGGGCGTGAGCGCACGCGGATCTCGCCCGGTTCCGGCGCAGCGTGGCCGGTGGGCAGGCCTAAAGTGACAACGCCGTCGCGGATGTTTTCCAGCAGTTCGAGGGTGTCTTTGCGGCTGTCTTTTACGGCGTCGGGCAATGCGCCTTCGGGGCGGCGCTGGTACAGCCAGTGCCGCGCCAGGTAGACCACGGCATCACGCAACATGGTGGGCACCGGGTCGAGTGGCAGGTGGTAGCGCCCGCGCAGGTAGCCGTCGATCAGTTCTTGGGCGTGGCGCACGCCGTCGTCGATGACGCTTTCGTTGGGCTGCGTGGCGGCCGGGTCGTCGTTGGAGAGCTGAATGAGCGTCATCTGCGGGATGGCGTGGCCGAGGTCGGCGCGGGTGCAATAGCGCATGGGTCAACCCGCCTTCAGCTCGACCAGGGCTTCGGGGAACAAGCACATGGCCAACGGGTTGGCCTGGGCTTCGAGGTCCCAGCCTTTGCCCATCTTGCGCGGCTCGGCCTTGCTGTAGAACGGCTGGCCCAGGGTGTTGACGGTTTCGTTGTAGTTGGCCGGGGCGTTGAACAGGCGGAACACGCCGCGGGCCATGGGAAAGACCTGGGCGATGTCGGCCGGAATGAAGCGCTGGCCGCTGACGGTGACGTCGTATTCGATGAATTCGATGCCGCCGAAGGTGAAGCCGGTGCGCAGGTCGCCGCCGAGGCGGTCTTGGGCTTCCTGGTAGTTGGCGAACGCGGCTTTGACCTTTTCGTGATCGATGAATGCGTCGAACCAGTCCGGGCCACAGAAGGCGCGGAAGCCGGTGACCATGACACCGCCGAGTTTAGATTCGGCGTGGCGTTTGGCGTCTAGACAGGCCTTGCGCACATTGGTGTCGGGGTTGCTGAGCAGCACGGTGACCTTCTTCTGTTTGACGTCGAATTCGTCAAACAGGTCGAACATGGTCTCGCCGTCGGCGTCGAGCAATTTGCCGCGCAAGGCGCCGACACGCTGAAACTCACGGGTGGCTTCGATGCTGTTTTTGAGGTCTTGCAGGTGGTCGTTGATGACGGTGGCGATGGGCGTGGTGGCGCTCTCTTGGCCGAAGGCGGCGATGCCTTGCAACTGGCTGGGCAGCAGCGGTCGGTTGATGGGTAGGTGCAGGGTTTCGAAGGTGCGGCGTTTGCGTTTGTTGCTCTTGAGCGGGGCCGGGTCGTCGTTGCGCGAGGTGTTGGGCACGAGCACCAGACGGCCTTCGCGCTCATCGATGATGACGGTGGTGCTGGTGACGCCTTTTTCGTCGAATAGCCCCATGGCGCCGACCTTGCCGGGCATGACCGGAAGTTTGTTCACGGCAGCGGTGAGGTTGGCGACGCTGAACAGGTCTTGCAGGTTCATGGTGGGCTCCTGATTAGAGGGTGGCGCGGACGACGATGCCCAAGGTGTTGAGTTCGTCGAGGGCGGTGGTTTTTTGGGCCTCGGTGATGCCGGCGGGCCACGAAAGTTCGGCCAGGGCCAAGACGGCGCCGCGGGCGATGACGATGCCGGGCTGGTCGCCTGCGGTGGCGTCGATGGGTTCGGCCAGTACGGCGGCGGCTTTCTTGGCGGCGCCGGTGCCTGCTGGATCGAGCTGTTGGTATTTGCCGGCGACTTTGGCCAGCACTTGCCCTAGCGGGTAGTCGGTGCCGGCCAGCAGCGTGGCCTTGGATCGGGTCCAGCCGGGGCTGACTTCGACCAGCAGCAAGTCGCCGAGGTCTTTGGGTTGGGTGAAGGTGGCCATGGGGTTTCCTATCGTTGGGCGCGGGCTTCGGCGTCGGCGAGTAAGGGGTTGGTGGCTGGTTTGGTGGTGTCGTCAGCGCGGGATTTGGTGGCGACTTCGGCGAAGCTGATGCTGCCGGTTAGGTCGTTGAAGATGGCTTTGAGGCCTTCGCTCAAGGGTTGGCGGGCGTCGTCTTCGCCGAACTCCAACGGCGATTGACTGGACTCGGCGTAGTCCAGTGCAGCGATGACTGCTGGTGCGTGAACGGGCTTCATGCCTGCCGCCACCAGCTTCTCGGCGTAGTCGACGCCGGCGGTGTGGATGGCGGTTTGCGCGGCCATGCGGGCGGTCTTGTCGCGTTGGGCGATGTCGGCCTTCAGGCGTTTGTTTTCTGCCTCCAGGGCGGCGGTGTCTTGCTCGGGCATGTGGGTGACCTGTGGGGTTTGGGTGGGTTCTGAGAAGGCGGCTTGCAGGGGCTGTTCTGGCTGGCGGGCGGTTTCGGCGAGGCTGTCGATGGCCCACGACGGCGCGACCTGGTCGGCGGTGTCTTTGTTGAACTGGCCGATGAGCCATTCGCGGAAGCGGCGCCAGAGGTCGGCGCTGAGGTAGTGGCCGTGGTCGCTGAATTCGATGACGCCTTGTTCGTCGTCGGCCAGTTCGATGGGGCGTAGGCCTTTCACTGATGGCGGCTGGGCGCCGAGGAAGCCGACGTGGCGCAGGTAGTAGACGCCGGGCACGGGGTTGTTGGCGGCGTCTGGGTGGTAGAAGGAGGCGGAGATTTTTTTGTAGCTGCCTTTGGCGATTTGCTCGGCGAAGGTGGCGTCGACTTGTTGGGGCTCGGCGATTAGGCCTTGGGGGGCGGACGACAGGGATTTGATCCAGCCGGCGGCTGGGGCGTCGTGCTGAGGGTGGCCGATGACCATGGGGGCTTCGTGGAGCGATGGGTTGTAGGCGGCGACGGTGGCGGTTAGGTCGGATTCGGTGAAGTTGAAGCTGGTGCCGCACATGGCGGTGTGGGTGCCGGGTTTGAAGATGTGGAGGGGTTTCATGGTTGAGCGCTGCACTGGAGGAATGTGCAGAGCTTGGGCTTGAAGGTGGCTTGGGGCTTTTAATCGGGTTTAAAGGGGGTGGGTGGAAGTGTCAGGCGAGATTCGCGGCGGGTGTGATGGTTTTGATGAGCGAGATGAGATGGGAAGTGATGACGAGGAGAGCCAGTGCTGCGCAATGCGGCAGGCTGGCTTTATAAAGCTTTTACGCCGCGTTGTTCGCTCAACCGTGAGCCGACACGCAGGGGACCGTTGCTTGTGCCTTCTCAGACGACTGTGTGAAGCCTTCGGGTTTGGTCTTGGCCTGAGCTATAGCTAACGGGGGTGAGCCATAGGTTTCAGTGGTGGAAACTGGCCGATTATCGACCCAGATCGGACCGTGATGGAGGGCACGAGTCGGCCAGGAGCTGCCGGTGTACATGGTGATGGCAAATGGGAGGCGTCACCGATGCTGCTTTCGAATTTAAAAGGCAGCAGGGTTTGCCGTCTCCCGTGTCGTGTTTCTCTCTGGGCGATGTTGCGTTTGCCGCGACCACCACTAAGCTAGACAAGGACTTACAAGACGACAAGGAACGTTATACGACACGCCATCGCGACAAGAACCGCGACATGCCATGTCGCCTAATAATAGTTATGTGTCACCAATATAAACTGAGGCAACAATGAAAATTTCAATTTTTTATCTATTCCAGGTCGCTATTCTCGTCGGCCTCATGTCCGGCTGTACGTCTCAATTTGGAAATCCGCGCATACAACACTCAACCAATACTTCAGTCTCTCAGGAAATTCAGCCAAACATCACTTCACAGCAGTATGTTATTCAACTCTACGGCGAGCCATCTTGGAAGTCTGTCGGGGAGGACAGAAAAGATATCTGGGGTTGGCAGTTTGCTGAGAGAAGTGGCGGTAAGCAGCACGGCAAACTTTTGAAAATTTACTTCACGCAAAATTCCCTCGTCGAGAGCTTTGAACTCATTACTGACGAAATGAGTTATTAGTTTTGGTCTTGTCGTATTCAGCCACCCCAGAAATATTTAAGTGCCACATAACAGCATATATGGATTCTCCCCGCCAGCGGTGAGTAATACTCTTAAAACCCTGTCGTCAGTGCGGTTGCATTCATATATCCGGCCTGTAGTGGGCGCTACCGCCCTGGCCGCTCTGTTATTCGCGCAACGGGGGCCAAGCGCACATGGCCGAAGGCAGGTAGCTTCCGACGGTGAACGACCGCAAAGGGTCG